TTTATTCCCCTTGAAAATATATTTATTATAAATAATTTAATATAGTGTATCATTCTTTTGTTTTAATTATACCTCATAAAACAAAAAGAGCCAATTAAGGCTCTATGTTTTTACATTATGCACTATTAAAAAATGGTCTTTGATATATTATATCTTGTTTTTCTAAAAAGTCAATTCTTAATTTATTAACTCTTTTATTTTTGCGACCAATTCATTTTCAATAGTTTGCATATGATCCTCTACTATTCTAATCGCTTTATTATAGAGTTCTTTTTCATCCATTCCATCTTCTTTCAAACCTTCAAGGATTTGAATTAGAATATTTTTAGTTTCTGAAAATTCTTCTTTTATAACATCATGAACTATTTTATATGTTATTCCTTCAATGATGTCATGCATATCTGTCTCGAAATCAATTAATTTTCTATTGAAGAAAGTATCTATTTCTTTATTAATAATTGTCCAGTTTTCTTTCAGATGATTGTTTTTGATATACTTAACTATTTTCTTCTGTATAGACCATCTGATATCCTGAACTTTCAAAATCAGCATTATTTCAAGACCTTTTCCAGTTATTTTTTCTGTTCTTAATCTTTCTTCTAATCGATTGAGTACTTCTATAAGTTTTTCATTCTGAGTGATAAGAACTGCTCTCTTAGTTTCTGCATGTTCCAGTCGTTCCAGTATTTCTTCATTGTATTTTCTGTTATCTTTTATCATCAAGTCGAATATTGTTTTTGCGAAGTATAAAAATACTCCGCAAATGATTATCATTATCCCTAAATCTGATATTTCTTTAAAATACATTTAATCCCCCTTGATGTTTATAAAACTTTTGCTGCTCTTTCAAGATTAAATATTTCCTGTGCTAATTTTCTTATATCAAATAATTCTTTTGCCTCTTTTAATGCACTTAAAACTAAATCTTCTGCAAAATTTTCAATCACATCAGGCATCCATTCTAAATCTCTTTTCTTTTCTTCTTCTATAAAATTTTCAATTTTATTCCAGATTCCATCAAGCAGAGTCTCCATTTTTTCAACTCCTGTTTTTGCTTTTTCCGTTAATTCTAATCCTAATATTGTTTTTCTTAAAAAGTCTAATATTTTTCCTCTTACGTAAATTTTAACTGCTAAATCTGTCATTTTTATCCTCTCCTTCGTCATTTTATATTATTTTTATTTTAAGCCACCTGACAGGCTCAAATTTGCATTTTATTCTGTCAGATGACTATTTACATCTAGAATTGTTTTAAAGCCCATGTGGGCTAAATGTAAAAGCTTTTTTATATAGACTCAATTTTCCCATTTTTTGAGCCTATAAATTTTTTTAGACTTAAAATTTCAAAAAATTAAGTCTTAAACTAATTCAATATGTGGATAATCTTTAAATTTTACCCAGTCACCTCCCCATACAATGTTTATTCCATTTTCTTTTGCTACTTTTTTTAAATGATCTGCTACTTCCCTATATTTTTTTTCATTATTCCAGTCAATTTTATCAGGCAATGCAGGATCATAAATTGCAAAATCTATTGCATGGCCATATCCATCACTTTTTGCTTGATGATTAGATTTGCTTTTATAACCGTCACAGTTCGTCACTTTCGGACCAGGTTTAGTTCTTCCTTGCTGATATAGTTCATTTTGATAAGCTGCTGTTCTTAGTCCTTGTACTACCATAAAATCATGAGGACTGTCCGTTATTCCTAATTTTATTAATGTCTGCAAAGCTGGATGTACCCCCTCAAGTCTGTTTAAACTTCTTTGAGATAATACAAATTTCTTTTTTTCTACTGTTTCAACTGTTTCAGTCGTCAAAACAATATTTTCTCCTTCAATTTCAACTCCTGTTATCCTTAAAGTTCTCCCCCCTTCCACAATTTCCGTTCCTATAAGTTCCTTTACATCTCTCATTTCTATTCCACCTTTCTTCCTAATAATTCCATATCTTTTAAGTATTTGTACAATTTTGACGGATTAAAACTGTAGCCCTCTCTGTCTTTTAAAGACTTAAGTTTATATGTCAAAGTAAATTGCAAAGCATAATCGATTGCGTTTAAGCAAAATTCAGAACAGAAAAATCTGTCATCATCTTGTACCTTTTTAGCGTAGAAAAACTGTCCTAATATGCCTAGATAGTCATATCCTTTGCCTTGCTTTTCTCCAAAAAATTCAAGTATATCTGCCGAATCGATTCGACTATCCATTTCATAAATATCAAAGTTCTTCTTATATTTATATTTTTGTTTGCGTACTCCTCCAGGATTTGACAGATATACTTCATTGTTATAGATAAATTCACAATGAGAGTATTTACCTAGCGTCCATAAAGATATTAGAAATCCTATTGGAGTTTTCGGTTTGTGAAAGCTAATATATAATTTGTTTTTTTCAAGTTCCATCAAATACCTCCTTTATTCGCAAATAACTTTTTTAAGTGTTTCTCCTCCTATTTGTGCATATCCAACAAACACTGGTTTTGGTTTAGAAGCTGCTTTTCTAATTTCTTCCAAAATTTCTTCAGCAATTTTTTGATTAAAAACACTTCTAGTATTAATTCCATTTTCTGTTAATGCTATTTTTGTGGCCATATTACCTCCTAACTCTGCTTTATCTCATTTTCAAAAAGTTTATTGTACTCTGTTTCAGAATTAAACGTTTTCAGCTCCTCAACCGTTTTATTTTCTAAACTATGGCTTAAAGTTGTTTCAGTAACCATAGATGCGGTAGTGTGTTTCCTCATAATCTCGGACATTTCAATGAATTTTTGCACACTAACATTCACATATTTTTCTGAATTATCTTCAGTGTAGAATTTCCAGTTTTCATATTCTGTAGCCATAAAGTCTGTCATAACCTGTGCCAAATTAAGTTTTTTCCCTGATGTTATTTGTTTCATAAGACTTAACGCAAATTTCAAGACTAAAGAAAATAATATTTTAGTAATATTACTTTGGTCTATTGTGCGATTGTATTGCAGATACTTAGTGCCTTTTACTTCAAACTCAAAAGGCTTTTTCTCTCTTTCAAGTCTTAATTGGTACAGTTCCTCTTTCAGTTTTTCAATTTTTTCTTCTTTTCTGTACTTTATCTGATTATCTTCGATATACTCAAATTCAGATAAATTAACGGTTTTTATTCTTCCATTTTCAATTAACTCATTATTTGCAAGAGTATATTTACCTTTTTTAAAGAGTTCTTCTTTTGTCATTTCTCTTATATTTCCTGATTCCAAAATTGGATTTTGATATTCAATTTCTGAAATTAAATCTCTTGAGACATCAAAGTCTGGATAAAATACTTTTGGATTTGCTTTAAAATCTTCTAAGCTTGAAATAACAGGTCTCCCCATTATTTCAAGAGTTTCTTTGTTATAAATATTTATTATCATTTTTTATACCTCCTTATTTTTTTTATTTTTTATTTCCAATTCTGGATAAATTGGAAAATTTATCCAATGTTGAGAGCTATTCAATAGATCCAAGGCTCACAGTCGGAATAATTCACAAAATCGGGAATATTTGTATTTTAACTCTTGACTCTAATGAAATATACAATGGTCGTAATTATGGAGATGTTCTTTTTAATATACCTGAAAAATTCCGTCCAAAGTTCTTAACTCCAGTTTCTGTCGGAATAATCAATTCTGCAAGTGGCGGGGCTTTACATATAGAAACAAACGGTAATGCAATATGGCGTGGGGCAAGAACAAGTTCCGCTTTATATATTAATGCTGTATATTTAGCTAAATAAACTAGCTTAAACAATATAACTAACTGAAAAAATAATACTAGCAGAATTGACTGTTGCACCTTTCCATTTGCCAATTCCACTAGGCTCAATATATACCGTTCCGTTTGAAGTATTATATTGTGAAGCGTTTACGGACAAAAATGTTTTTGGCTTAAACCCATCTGGAATTTGGAAAATTACCGTATTATCATTAATATTTTTGAGTGCATTACCACTGTCAAATATTATAGTTACAATATTCCCAACTTTTTCTACAATATTACACGTAGTTCTTCCAGCACCAATTGCTTCAGCATGCACGTAAAGTTTTGCTTGCTGGACTTTGGATAAATTTTCCACTTTATCCAGTATCGGCTTATTACTTATCGCTCTGAATTTAGATCCGTCATTGTAAGTTAAATTATTGTTAGCAATGCACTCATAATAATATTTAAGTGCCTTGTCATAATAAAACTTACCTGCTGTCTTTGCACCTGCGTCCTGGATATTTCCCCCAAACTCTAAGCCGATGATTTCTGCAAGTCTTTTCCCTTCAAGTGCTGTATCTGTTGTTATTCCATATCTTGTTATTCCATATGATTCTTCTCCAGCTCTTGAATTTTCTAAGATAAAATTTCCATCAAAATAAATTACAGAAATTATTTCATTTTTATTCAATTCTCCTTTTCTTGCATTTTCTACAATATTATTATTTATAATTTTTAAATTATATTGTAATCCTTCGACAATCAAAACAGGTGCAGCGTATAAATTCGTTTTTGGAATTTGAAATTTCAATTTTAATCCATCAAACAAATTTTGCTCATTGTAATAATTCTTGATAACATAAGCGTCTACACCTGTTCCAAAATTTTCTGAATATTCTGCTTTTACAAAAAGCACTCCATTCTTTTGTATTTCGTTATGATCTTCTGCTGTTATAAAGTCACCTTGATTTTGTATTACTCCACGATAAGGTACAATTTGCTTAACTTCGTTATCTCCAACAGATTCAGTTGGATTACTTATTTTAAAAAGATTTGCATATTGATATATGCCTTTTATAAACTTTCTTATTTTAGCCATATTTCCTCCTAGTCATCGTTTAAACTTTCTAATTCATTTATATCATATTGATGTTTATTATATTCAAATTCCACTCTATCAGCAGGATTATAAATATTAAGATTATTGTTACAATTTAATAAATATTGAGTTCTATCACTTGGAAAATATAAACTATCATATTCTAATGAATTATATTCGTATTCTGGAACACTAACTATCATTTCCCAACAATCTATAACTATTCCTGCTGCTTTTATTGATTTTAAAAACAACATAATTTCTTGTATATTAACTTTTTTCAGTATTCTTAATTTTATGTGCCGTGCTTTAATATTTTTATCAGAATTATAATCAAAAATCTGTATTCTATGTTTTTCAATATTAAAAAAGATCGATATAGCATTAACAATAAAATTAAAATCAACTCTTCCTAATCTTAGTAAAAATGATAATTTTAAAAATTTTCTGTACTCTTCATCTGTTCTTCCACTTCTATAAATTTTGAATTGTGAACCAAATAGATCAAGTTCTTTTTCAAGTAATTTATCAATGACATCAGAAAACAATACTTTTTCAAAATGTTTATCATACAATTCAAATCCTTTAGAAATTATATTGAAAATTTTTATGTTATTCTGACCTTTTCTGTCGACTATATTCCCACATAACTTTAAAAAATCATTTGCTTCCATTATAATTCCACCTCAATATTATTAATGCTCAAAAAACTATACTCATCATGCTGTATAGTTAAATCTGTTTTTGACCAGTTTCCATTTATTTTCTTTATTTCTACATCCGCTTCTAACTGATCAGCTATTTTATAAACTGCAGCTTGAATTTTTTCATAATTTACATATTGACCTAGTCTAAATCTGTCTGCTTCCTTGATGATATTTCCTATAATTTCTTCTTTTGTTGTTTTTTTATGTTCAGAAATATTTTTTATATTTCTAACTCTTACTGCGTATTCAACTTTAGTTGCTTTTTTAAATTTAATTATTCGTTCTTGATTTGAATCAGTTATTACTCTCATTTCAACATCCCCATCAGTCACAATACCTATTGAAATAGTATTAAGAACTGTATATGCTACTTCTTCATCAATAAGACCTTTTATTATGATTCTCACATGGCCAGGATCTAATTTTAAAGTTTCATTTCTTTCATCTGTAGAGTTTTCAAGAACATCACAATCTTCAACTTGAGATAGTCTAAGTAAATTTGATTTTATTCCATTTATGTCAGAACCTCCTTTTGATAATGATAAATTTAAAATTCTTTTTCTTAGTTCTTCATCACTTTCTAAAAATGTCCCACCACTGATTATTTCTGAATTATATACTTTGCTTACATTTTCATCTCCAGTTGCTTTTTCAGTAATTTCATTTTCAGAAGCATTGTATTCTTCTCCAAAATCTAATGCTTTTATTTGTACAACCGCTTTTCCAATGTTGTTTATTAATACATTTGATACTGTCTGATATAATAATCCTTTTTTAGATCTTACTTGAAATCCTTTTGTAACTATATGACCTGGTACTCCTTCTATGTTTAAGTTTCCATAAGCATATTTTCCTTTTATTCTTTCTATCCCAAAGTTACTTCCAAATGCTGATAAAATTGCACCATTTTTATTGTGTAACCACATTTGAGAATAAAGCAACTGTAACTGTTTACTTTGATTTTCAAGCATATATATAAATACTTCCAAAAATTGTCCAAGCGATGTTTCAGGATTTATTTCAAAATCATCTCCAAACTGTATTTTTCCTTCCTGTTCCATTGCTTTTTTTATATCTAAAAATAAAGGGAAAACAATTCCGTTGTTTTCTATTTTAAAATCAGCCATTCATCTCCCTCCTATCTATTTCAATTTTTGTTTCTTCACCAAGATAATCAAATTTTATTCTGAAAAAGCCTTCTCTGTTTTCTGATTTTGACTTTTCAATAATTATGCTGCTTAAATCTACTCCTTTATAAGAAGAAACTTTTTCATACATATATGTAATCATCAAATCTTCTCGTTCCTGTGACTTTAACTGACCTATATAATCAAGCCAAGGTATTCCTATTTCAGTTCTTAAATCATAAGTCCCTTTTATATGCTTTATAAGTTCAACTATATCCTGTTTTGCTTTTTCTTTTTCATTTATCACTATAAGATCATTATCTTTAAAATATAAATCTCCATTTCTCATTTCAAAAGCTATCATTTCTCACCTCTATGGATGTATATAATCTACTCCACCTTTTTTTATTCCACTTTCAGTATCTATTTCAGAAACTTTCAGTTTACCTTTTATAGTAACATCGCCTGTTATCTTCAAGTTTCCAGTTATTATTGTATCTCCGGTTATTTCTATACTATTTCCTAAAATAACATTTGTTCCATTCTTTTTATTATTGATAACTATTTTATCGTTGTTTTTTTGCTTTCCAGAAATAATATCCGAAGGTATTGCCCTTATGACAACCGCAAATCCCATTTCTGTTCTTCCAAAACTCTGTTGCTCTGAAATTTCATTAGATTGAAAAGCCTCAATATATGGTCTTTCAAATATATTTATAAAAACCTTGTCATCATTAGAATAAGGAACATATATTTCAAAACTGTCACTACTAAAAACTGGTAATAAAGGAACATCTGTTAAATCTTCAGGAGTTGTCTGTATAACATCATCTTTCAAACTTCTTATTGCCTTCTGTAAAAATTTTACACTTGCTTTTCTTTTTGTGTTATCAACATCATAAATTTTACCTATCCATGTCGTATGTATATCGTTGATTCCATCCTGAATAAGCATTTTATTATGTTTTTCAAGTTCACTAAATGCCATTACTTTTCCTCCTTTTTAGATTTTTCTTTTTGTTTTTCTTCCTTATCTTCAGCTTTTTTTATCTTTTCTTCAGATTTCTTCTTAATTTCTTCCAGTTCCTTTAACATATTCTGTCCAAATATATCCATATCGAGTATTTTCAATTCTGTTGTAAATTCTCCATCTTCTCCATCACAATTATGTGTTATTTTATCTATTACATAATCTTTTTCCAGTCCTTCTATAAATAATTGAGTATTTATCTTAAAATTCCTAAAACCTAATTTAACACTATATCCATCATCATCCACAGTCAGATTCAATAAATCCATCTGTGTTAATTCTGTTTTTTCTTTTATGAAAGAATGTTTCGGCAAAAAATAAAGAAGTCCATTTTCTATATAAAATATACTCATTGTATCTTTTGCTATATCTTCAAATATTTTTTGTAAACTAGTATTCGATTTTGAAAAATTTGATTGATAAGGCAAATCCTTAAATAGTTCTATTTTCCCTATTCCAAGTTTAATTTCATCTTTACTTCCAAATTTATCAATCAGATCTTTTATTATAAAACTTGGTTTATTTCCTTTTGGATAACTTATATTAAGAGTCTGCATCACAAGTATATCTTTTTCCTGAAAGCACACTAAACTATATTTTATATCCAGTTCAGAAAATTCATTTTTTACTGTTGCAAGTTGACCTGAAAAAATTAAATCTTTTATTTTAATTTCTTTTTTCTCCCTATATCCTGCATAAAGTTCTATTCTTGGTTTTGCTTTCAAAAATTCATATTCTAAACTAAGTTGCCCTTTTTCTCTTGCTTTGATATTATATAAATTTAATTCCAGGACATTAGATTGACTTGTCCTGTCTACTTCAAGCCTGAAATCCATGTTAAAGTTATCATTATCATATATAAGAACATTGTCGGCTAACATTAATCTTATTTCTATATATCTAAATTTATCTTTCATTCTTGTTACCTCTTGAATAGTAAAAAAGTGAAGTTTTTTAAAGTTTTAATATTAAAATCACTTTTTAATCCTTCTTTGTTTTTAGGTACTATCAATAAAATAAGATCATCATAATCATTAGTTATCTGTTTTGGAATATATAACAAGTCTTGATAAGGTTCTATTTTCAAAGTAGATAGCAATACGTTATCTACATTCATAATCTGCAAAATTATAGGATCTATTTCATCATGTAAATAACTGTATTTCTTATTTATATAAATTAGTTCAAATTTTATTTTTCTTTCAAATGCAATCAATTCTATTTTAGAAGTTTTATTTTCTAAATTATCAATATCAAAAGCAATTTCTACAAAGTTGTTATTTATTATTAACTCTTTAACTTCTTTTTCCTTATACTGTATTTTCATTTTTCCACCTACTTTATAGCTCTAGTGTAAAGATTTACAAAGTTTTTAAGCTTATCTTTTGCAACTCCGACTATTTGAGTAAACATGTTATCAGAAGAAGTAACATTTTTGACATCTTCATATAAATTCCCACCAGGAATTCCATAACGCATTTCTTGAAAAGTTATACTTGCTTCAATGACATTATTTCCATCTTTTATATACTCTTCAGTCCTTGAAATGTCCCTAATAACCATGTTTTTATACACATGATTTCTTTTTAACAAAATTAGAACTTGTTTATCATCTTCTTTCCAGTACTTTTCCAATGCCCCCATTTTCAATCTTGCCATTTTTCCAAAAAAAACAATATCCAAGGTCAATTCTTTAGCTTTAAAATATCTGTGATCATTATCTTCATATCCTAGATAAGTCTTTCTTGAAGTTATATCTTTTTGAAAATTAATCTCATTTGATAAACTATGAAATGGTATCACTCCAAAAAAACCATCTATTTTATCTAAATCCCATAAACTCATTTTCTATCCTCCTGACCTTGAATAATGTATTTTAAATATATCTTTAAGCCTTGTATTTTCATTAATTCCATGACTTGTTTTTGAACCATTTAAAACTATCTCAACTTTATTATTTACTTCTTTAGTATTCCCACCTAAAAATTTTTCCTTTATATGTTTAAATAATTCTGCTGCACCTTCTTTTCTTTGTGAATCAAGTAAAGCTTTTCTTTTTGCTTCAAACAAGTCCGCCCTTTTTATTTCGTTTACAATTGAATATCCTGTTTTTTTCAGAACTTCCTGCAACCCTTCTATTGCGGAAACTATTGCTTTCTGTTCCTCAATATTCTCTTTGTTTTTTGAACTTCCAGAACCTCCGCCTCCTTTGTTGCCTTTTCCTTTTCCTTTACCTTTTCCACCACCTCCACCTTTTCCTCCTTTTTTACCTTTTCCACCGCCTGAGCTTCCACCACCTGCTCCACTTTTCATTTTCCCATATGGATCAGTTTTGTTTCCCTTATTCTTGTTTCCACCCGGCATTTTAAATCTTTTCTTTCCTGTGTTATTTTTAGTAGAATTAGCACTCATTTCATTTTTTCTTGTTTGAACAGAACTTCTCCTATCGTTTGCAACTCCTGCTGCTTTATCAGATAAACCTTTAATTGCATTTCCTCCTGCTTTTACAACTCCCCCTATTGCTCCACCAATCAAAGGAATGCCAGAAACCATATCCCCTATTTTATTGACTGCATCTGCAAACATACTTAAAATTCTGGAAACTGCCGTAGCCGCCGCTGCAACAATACTATCAAATATGTTAAGAACTGTATTCTTTAAATTTACAAATCCTTGAGCCGCAAGTGGAATATTATTAGTAAAAAGACCAACTATAATATCAATTATTGATGAAATAAAATCTGTAAAGCCATCCCATAAAAGCATTAAAGCATCTACCAAAAATTGCCATGCTCCTAATATAACTGGAACTACATAATCTACAACAAAAGCTGCCATTATTTGAAATCCTTCACTGATGGCATTTATTATTTCTTGTACAGTAATTCCAATACCTATCCATTCAAAAAATCCATCAATTATAGCAAAAATATAGCTTTCTCCTGTCATTAATCCATTCCATAAATCCCAAAGTACAAAGACTAAAACTCCAATTGCTAAAGAAATAGCTCCTATTGTTGATAATAAAGGCGCACCCAATGCCATAATACCTGCAATAATCGGCATCAAAACTAAAAAAGCTCCTGTCAATCCAGCTATTGCCATTATTATAAGAGTTAATCCTGAAGCTAATTCTGGATTTTTTTCTGCCCATTTCTGAAAACCTTCCAGAACATTAGCAACAACATCTAAAACAGGCTTTAAAGCTTCTCCTATTCTTTCAAAAATTGCTATTTTAATTCCATCTATTTTTGATTGTATAGCAGCTAGTTTCCCAGAAAAAGTGTCAGCCGCTTTTGCTGACATTCCAGCAACTCCTGGAACTTTACCAAGTGCAACAAGATAATTATAAATATCCTGCTCGTTCTTTTTAACTTCTGTTGATACCCCTTTAAATGTGAATATTACTTTATCTCCCGCATCTTTAGCTTTTACTCCAAATTCTTTTAATCTCTCATTTTCTCCAGTCATTGCATCTAGAACAGCTTCAACATACTGGTCAACTTCTTTACCTTGCGATTTAGCTACATCAGTAAGTTGAATAAATTCCTCTTTTGTCGGCTTTAGACCTCTGTTTATAAGTTTATTAAAACCATTTCCTACTTCATCAATTGAAAGTTTAACTTCATTAGCGGTTTCTCTTATGATCTGCATTGCAGCTGCTCCTTCAGCTGCCCCACCAAGAGCATTTGAAAGTGTAGTTTTTAAATTTTCAAATTGCATTCCTGTTTCTGCAATACCATTAGCAATACCTTTAGTAAATCCAATAAGTACTGCGCCACCTACGACTGATGATAATTGTCCTTGAATATCCGACATTTGCCCCATAAACCCTTGGAATCCGCCTTCAGCTGGTGCTGGTGAAGAAACTGGAGTTTTTGGAGTAGGAGTTGGAGCTGATTTAGCATTATTTTGAAACGAAACTGGTATCTTTATTTCTTTAGAAATTCTCTGTTTCATTGCTTCTATCTGCTTTTCTCCACGAACATTAAAAGTCAAGTCTATCTGAGCTTTCAATGCGGATTTTATCATTGTATTTATACTCTGTAATGCTTTTTTTAAACTCGCCATGTCAGCTTCTATTTTTAAAGAAACCAGTGTTTCATTTGCTTCTGCCATTTATTCCCACCTCCTACTTTTTTCTGTGAAGTTCATTTAAAAAACTTAAAGTATCAGCCATTTGCTTATCACCCCAGTTTTCATCTATATCGTAAGGATTAAGATTAAATTCATGTGCTATTATATGTGCATTTTTTAATCTTGCATCCATTTTTTCATACTGTAACCTATAATTTATCTGCCCATTACTTTTAAGATTCACTGCTGGGATTTATTGCAATATTTGTCGCAAAAATGATTAAATTCATTATGCTCATGAATGTCAATTTATCCACAACAGTATCTGGAATTTGGAATAATTCCTGTGTCAAAGTTATGAATTTATCCAAAGAATCATCTTCCATTCCTGAAAAATCTCCACTGTCTAATGCTCCTGTGAAATTCCCTGCATTTATTAAGAATCTTGTTAATTTTCTTGCTTTAGGATTAATCAACTGAACACAAACAAATCCTTTTTCTCCATCATCTCCCTCACCTTCTAAATAAACTTTAAAGACTTTATTTGGAAGTCCAAAATGTCTTTCTTCTCCTAAAAAAGCTCCTAAAAAAGGCTTTTCTCCAGGTTCTATTCTTTTAAATTGCAATTTCTTTTGCTTATTTTCCATTATTTTCTACTCCTTTATGATATTTTCTTTTCTTTTCTTGTTCCTGCAAGTTTTAAAGTATTTGTTGGAGCTTCTTCTGTAAAAGCACCTTCTGAATCAAGTTCGGATAAGACATTTCCGTCTTCATAATATGTTATCACTGTTTGACCATCTATTGTTTCATGCGTTTCTATCTCCAAAGTTGGATATTTGTTATCTTTTAAAAATTTCAGAAAATCTAAAATTCTTTCCATTACTTTTACTCTTGGTGGAATTGAAATAGTAAGTTCATAAGGAACATTAGCTATAATGGAGTAAATATTCTTACCTCTTGTTGTCATTCTTCTGCTTGTTTTATCCTCTGCTGTTTCTATTTCAACTGCATCTTCATCAAGTTCATCTATTATAAGTTCTCTTCCAGAACCCCTTACTAATATGAATCCCTCTCTCATATATGCCATATATTTTTACCTCCCTAATTTCCATTTTTTGAATTTAATATAACTTGTACTTTTGATTTGATTATTGCACCTTGAAACCAGCAATTATATTTAATTTCAACTTCTCTGTTGCTCATATTTACAACCTTCACTTCAAAAGCATTTGTTCCTTCTTCAATAATGTCATCGATATCATAAATTATTCCTCTTGTAGCAAATTCTCTAAGAATCGAAGTACCATTTGAAGCCACTTGCTGTCTTCCTGCTTCCTTTGTAGAAATTTTTTCTCCTCTTGTGTTTCTTTCAACTATGTATTTTGTTATCCCAATTCTCATATATTCATCTATTGCTATTCTTGCTAATGTATAATCAAACCATGTTATTCCATCCATAGCCTTTCCATAATAAGGGATAACCATTTGTTCTTCTTCTGTTACAATATTAACTCCAGTCGAAGATTCTCTCTGACTTCCAACTAGCTCCAATATTTCAGATAAAGTATAGTTTGATCCTGTAATTCCATTTAATTTGATACTCGCAAATGGAACAGAACCCGGAAAAAAGTTCCTTATTGTTGCAAGAAGATTTGTAATTTGACCTTCATTTTTATCTGTTGCAATATAAAATCCATTATCCACTTTATTTTCTTTTGCTATTTTAAGATTTACTTCTTTTGTAAAGTTAGACGCACCCTGAAATAAGAAAACATAGTCTATAGATGTCCCTTTTCCAAAATCCAAAGCTTCTTTTACATCTTTTTCCTCTGCGACAGGAACAACTGTGTAGAACCATTTTCCTTTCCAACGACTATCTAACCCTTGCAAGATAGAAGTGTACGTTGTAGAAGCTGTATCATCTCCATATACCCAAATAAAATCTGGTTTTGTTGAAGCACCAAAAAAATCTCTTACTAAAATAACTTCCTTATCTGTTTCTTGAAATCCTAAATCTATCAATTCTTTTGTAGATGTGACTGCCTTAGGCAAATTGCTTCCATTTGAAACTTTTTTTGCTTTAGTTACTAATAAAACACTTGTAAAATCTCTAGTTGTCAAACTAAGTGCCGCATTAATAGCCGCTATATTTACTATTGCATTTCTGCTCATTTTAACCTCCGTTTTCTATTTTTCCTTTTATTTTAGATTTTTCTATATAATCTGTTTCATAACTATAGAATGTATCCACTGTAAACTCTAAACTATATACTTTCTCATTCATTATCTTATTATTTATTATTGTGTCACTTTCACTTATAAAATTTAACTTCTGTATTTCTATTTCAGATATATCTTTGAAATCAAAGTTTAAATCTTCTATAATATGATTAAATATCTTATTTTTACTTAAAATTGTATCTAAATTAAGCACTTGATCCTTATCATACAGTTTTATCATCATTTTATAAGTTCTATTACTTCTGTATTTAAATTCTATTGTATCTTTCTTGGATATTTCTTCTTTAAAAGTTGTATAATCACTCATACTTTTTGATTGAGTAATTTCATAAGTTAAAAATGGTTTGTCTATTTTTTCAAAATAGGAATTCTGAAAAAAAGAATGATACACAACTGCTTCTATTCCTAACTTTGTAAATATATTAAAGAAAAGCATATTTAATTCAGTTTTATACGAATCAAATGTTATATTATCTATGTAGTCAGTTAAATAAAAAGTATAATAATTTTTCAATTCATCTTTTATTTTTCTAACTTCTATTAGTTCGTACTTCTTTTTTTCATAAACAATGTAATCTCCACTTGTTATTTCAAGCTTTTCTGTCGCTTTATTGTTATCAATTGCTAATGTTGGAATTCGTATAATTCCAACTAAATTTTCTCTTGTATCTATAGATTTAATTGGATTTATACTAGAATTATAGCTTTGATAATCAATGTAAGCTTTAAGTTTATACTCTTTAAATTCTTTTCTGATTATTCCTTTATCATTTGTTTCAGAAAGTAATTTAAAAAATTTGTATTCTTTTTCTTTTTCATAAATCTGACTTATATTCATTATCCTCTACCATATCTTCCCTTTCCATTTATACTGAATGCAATTGATTTCACAAGAGTTCCTGTGTCAATAAGCGGATCATTAAATCCTTTTTGCTTAATTGTGCTAGGAGCATTTCCTGGACTTTTAAATCCATATATTAATGATTTATGCTTATTATTAATATCTGTTCCAATTATTGTTCCAGCATTCATAATGTCATCTCTATTTTTAAGATACATACCAACAAAATTATTTTTATTATCTTCTACATATTTATTCAGAAATTCCAGCACATTTCTCGAAGGAATTCTGCCATCTCTTGTTCCATAAAGAAGTACAGCATAAAGATTTACAGCCGTTATATTTTTAGCGTAATGTCTAGTATCAGGAAAAATACCACTTTTTATAACCAGTAAAGGCAATTTTATTTTAGTTTCCTTTTTTATAGAAGCTGAAACATTTAACTTCACTGTGAAACTTCCTCTAAATCTTGACATTATTTCCCTTTTTCTCTCTTTTCTTCAACCAACTCTATTTTTCCTTCACTTTGAGCAATTATACGTTCCATTCTCAAATCAAGATTCTCTATTTCTTGCGTTCCAGCTTCAAATTCTACTTCTTCTCCTGTTTGATGTATTACAAATTTAACAGGTTCTTTAATATTTATTTTCATCTAACTACCTCCTAACTGAAAAGATGAAGTCCGTGATGTTTTTTATTTGCTATTTCATCAGCAGTTGCAAAATCATCTGTATATTTTCTTATCAATGCCCTAAAATTTTGACCCGGGATTGTCTGATCTAATGCTAAATCATTTAATCTTGCTTTCCAGTTTTCATTATTATTTGGCAAACTAAGGCTTGTTGTTTCTTTCAAGTTCATTAATAAGAAATGCTGTGCTAAATATTTAGTTAGTATTTCTTTAACTTTATTAGGAATTGAAACAGTAACATCTTCCAAAAATATTACTGCTTCATCAATCTTTGAATTTATGACACTGTCAGAAATAACAAATTCACCATTTATTTCTTTGAAGTTCAGTTCTGCAATTCCTGTTCTTACATCTTCAGCTTTCATGATTATTCCTCTATTTTTTCAATATTTTCTTCAATCTGTTTTATAAGCTCTTCTTTACTTGCTTTTTCATCAGATATATAATCCTTAAACGTTTCAACTATTTCTTTTTTCTTTATTCTTTCATCTTTAAATTCTTCCAGTTGGCCAAATAATTTTGCTTTCTTTTCCTGCAATTTTGTTTCCTTATTCATGTTATCGACTATTTTTTCAGAATCCACTTTTTCTGTTTCTTCTCCTGTAACTATCTTTATATAATCTCCATAGTCTTTAGCAAAAGTTTCTAACTTTTCTACATTTTCGGCATCAAGTTCAACCTCTGTTGTTCCTCTTGTAAATTTAAGCCTATTTCCTTTTTCAGTAGTTATTTGAGGTATTATAAATACCTCAGCTAACTTACATATTATTAATGTTTTCATTTTTCCTCCTATGCAGTTGTTAATTCCATAATCGAATCTGGTCTAAATGCAACTATTTCTGACAATTTTTCTTCAACTGGAACATATGTTGTTCTTGCTATTTCCCATTCATCAGCAGTTGCTTCTTGCACAATTATAGTTTGGAAGTTTTCAGGAACATCATCTAAGATTAATAAAGTTGGCTTATTAGTAGTTTTATTTATTAAATTCTTAACAGGTACTATTCTTCCAAATAATCCAAGTTCTTGAATAACAGCCAATCTTGTTTTGTATTCCTGTGTGCCATAACTTTTTAATAATTTTGCATGTAATGAGTTATCTATTACTAAAGTTCTAGCATTATATTTTCCCGTTACTCCTGTTTCAAATTCAAGATGTGCTGCAGTTAAAGCATCTACAATTTGTTCTCCTGTTGCTGTTGCAAAATTCACACCTAAATTATATGTTCTTTTTCCGTCCACAGTTAAAAGACCTTGTCTTCCTAGCTTTGCATTTCCATGTATCAGTTCATTATTTTCTGCTTCAGAAACTGCATAGAATGTTTCAGAAGATTTTAAATTAAACATTTGAATCTGTTTTTCTCTTTCAACTGATAAAATTCTATCTTTTTCAGCAATAGTGAATTTATGACCTGATCTTATCCAGTGCAATTTTGCAAATGCATCTTCTCCATCAACTTCTGTGAAAGGAATATCATCATCTCTTTCTGCAACTACTTCTGCTACTCTTCTTGAATTTGTTTTTCTATATGTAACATATTTATCTCCTATCTGAACTCCTACCTGTTCACCACCAACTGGAACTAATGACCTTCCTAACAGCTCATCTTTTCTTTCCTCTAAAACTACTCCCAACGAAACCATAAATGCTGTTGCCAGTTGATATGTCTTATTATTATATTTGTTAAACATCTATATCCCTCCTTATATAATTCCTTCTAATACTAATACTGCCAGTTCTCCAGATTTAGCAGTTGTCTCAAAATATCCTTTTATTTCTGTTCCTGTTGCTGCTTTTACAAAATCTCCTGTGTTATTTACCCCTGCTTTGTCCCCTTTAGCCACATTTTCTGCAACTTTTACAGCTATATTTCCTGATTGTAAAATTAAAGCAGTAGTTGGATGTTCAATAACTCCTTTGTTGTTATCATCTGTATGCATAACAACTCCTGCGAATGTTCCTGTTGTAAACGGTTTTACTGCTCTCGTTCCATCGGTAGTACTCCATTGCACAGCTTTTCCTATTGTTATTTTTTCATCTATAACATCACATACTCTGCTTCTTCTGTCAGTAGTGAAATATGCTTCTTGTCCTAATTTCATAATTAATTACCTCCATTTCTTTTTTTAGAAAAATAACTATTGTCAATTTTTAATGTTAATCCTGCTTCAGATTCATTAAATTTACCTTTTTCACTTGCTTTTGTTTCTTTATTCATTTCTGATAATGCCTCTATACTAAAATCGAACATTTCTTTCAAATCTTCTACTTTAGAATTTTCTTTAGCATTGTATTTTGGATTTACTTCCTTGATTACTTTTTCCATTATTTTTTCAACTGCTTCTTTTTCATCAATAGAATTTAAAACTTCTTTAGCTTTAGAAATTATTTCCTTATTTTCTGTTTCTGTAAGTAAACTATTATATTTTGTTTCCAATTCTCCATATTTTGTTGTTAATTCCTTATTTTCTGTTTCTAAAGTAGTTTTTTCTGCTGCCAATGTTTCTTTTTCAGTTTCTAAAGCATTGTATTTTTCTTTGAAGTCTTCACCTTCTTTTTGAAGATTAATAGCTTCCACTAATAATTCCTCAGGTGTTAATTCTTTTCCATTAAATTTCAATTTCATTTTTTCCTCCTCATAATCTAAATAGTTATATATAAGTTTTACATCACTACCCGCCCTACCTTTTCCAGATAGTATTGCTACATGATTAGCTATAATATCTTTTTGGATGTACTGATTATCTTTTATATTCTCTGTTTCTGCCATATATCCAGCACTTAATTCGATATTTTCTCCATTTTCATATCTTTGTTTTATAAAATCTACAGTTTCTTTATCTTCTATCTGTAAAGTAGCTCCTAAACAATCCTGATTTTCAAAAATTTCAATTATTGTTCCTTTTCCAAATTCTGAAACATTTTCAGAATTAATCATTGTTAATTTTCCATTTTTTTCAGGATGTTCGAGAGTAACTTTTTTGTGCAAAAATGAATTCTTTGTTTCTTCGCTAAAAAGAATATCCTTAGGTATTTTTTCTCTTAATACCCCTTCTTTGTCCATATATTCCATAAAACTGTCTGCTTTTAATATATTCCCTTTTATCTGCAAAAATCCTTCGTTTGTTTCTGTCAATTTTGGTTTTTCAAACTGATTAAGATTATATCTGCTATGCAACATTATTTAATGCCTCCTCTATTGCTTTTTCATCTATAGCCATTCCACATCTGCAACCCCATTCCTGTTTTGGTAATATTTTTGCATTGTCTTCACCCACACCTTTAAGCAAATTTCCATTCATATCAAATAATTTTCCTTCTCTCCATGAATGTTTTGCCCTTACTCTGTCATCATGTTTAGTTACCCATATAAATCCTTTTATTCCTAGTTCTTCCAAAATGATTTTTACATATTCCGCTTGAATTTCTCCTAAAACATTATTTGAATTTAGCAGATCCGAATAACCCATTCTTTCTTCCACTTTTTCTTTAGCTTCCTGCCATTTATCTTTTAGTACAAAATCTTCTGTTCCTGTCTTTACTTTTTTAATTACTTCATTTACATAGTATGCTGTTCTTTTTGCACTACTAAGATATAGTTCTTTTATTCTTTTATCTGCTAGATCTACTGATTTTTTGAATAATTCAGAAGTTATTCTATTTTTGAACTTTTCTCTGTTCTTTTTACTTATCCCATCAATTATCAATGCTAATGTATAAGCTAAAAGGACTTTGTTTATTCCAAATATAGTCCTGTTCTCTTTTTCTTTAAAATTTTTAAGTGCTTTCTCTATCTCCTCTTCATCATCAACATTGATGTTATTTTCTTCAAGATATTTCAGAAACTTTTTTGTCTTGCCTTTCAATATTTTCAGAAGCATTTTTTCTATTTTTATATCCACATCAAATTCAATCATTTTAGCTCAACTCTTTCAGTAACGCTTCAAAGTCAAAATCTTCTTCGCCTAATTTTTTAATTATTTCAGCTATTTTATCTTTTTTCTCAATAAGTTCATTATTTGAAACTATATCCAAAGCTTTTTCAAGATATTCAAGCTTTTTAGTGTCAAGTTCAACTCTCTTTAAATCATTATCAATCTGTTCTGCAACAGTAGGTTCTAACAAGTTAGGTAATTCAACCTTATAACGTTGGTCTATTTTTAGTTCTATTAAAACTTTATTGATTAAATTATTTGTTATTGGTAGAATATATTTATTGAAATATCTCCTTAAATACTCTGCATACTTTTTTGCATCTTCTTCAGAACCAGCCAAAGTTCCTTGAGTATTTCCTGCCAGTCTCTGTTTTGGAATGTTAGTGTGTATGGATAGTATAGTCAAAACCGCATTTATATATTTTTCAGGATCTATTCCGCCAGTAGAATTTATTACTTGCATTTCATCATCTTTTCCTATTACAGCTAAAGTAGAAGCATTTATTTCTTCTTCCTTATCTCTAACTCCACCACTTTCTCTTATTTTGTCCATTGTATTTGCATCTGTTTTATAAATAAGAAAAACTGCTCTGTATATCAGCTGTCCTATGCTCCATTCTGTACTATCTAAAATAACCATTCTGTCAAACAGAGAAGTAAATATTGATTCTCCTATCAACCTTTTATGTTCATTTATTCTTGAAAAAATCACTCTGCTCGGATGTATTTCTGTCTTAACTGACTGATTGTAATATCCATTATTGGAATAGTTTTTTACTTGAAGTTCTGTTACTTCTCCATAATTCAATTTTAACTTAGAATTTTCAACTTTAATTTTTACTATTTCTGTCTTATCAAATACACTTAATCCTTTTATCTGATATTTTTCTCCTAGTTCATCAGATGTTTCTTTTTCTTCATTATGAAACGCATTCAAATACATTACTGCATATCCAAATTTTCTGACTTTTTCCATAAACTCCATTATTTTCTCTAAATAATCAAGCTCATCAAGTTTATCCAGAAGCTTTTTTGTATTCTCTATGTCTTCTGTTCCATCTGATTTTAGAACTGAAATTTTAAGCCCATTTTTTAGAACGTCTTCAATCGGAGCATTCAATATTATTTTTGCAAGATCATTACTTCCAACCAAATTTTCTATTGTTTCATCATTTAAATATTTTTTAACAGGAGTTTGCCTGTTTAATATATCTTTTCCTGAACCTTTTGTGGAATTCCTTGCATTACTTGCAAATCCATTATGTTTCATTTTCTTTTTTTTACTCATAATTTCTCCTAAACTAATATGTCATGCACTCCACCAGTGCTATATTTTTCAAGGGCATAACGTAATGCATCCATTAAGTGGTTATAATTATCTGCAGCCTTATTTAACGTTATTCCGTTTTTTTCTTCCCAGACATAGTTTTTAAATTCCATTATTGTATTTGTGCATTTTGGATGCACGTATATATCGAATTGTTGAATATACTGTATTCCTTGATTCACACTCCCTTTTCCTTTTGAACTCTGTTTTATTCGGCTTATACCATGTCTTCTAATCTCTTCTATTGATTTGGCTTCAGCACAATCGGCTGTAATCTCATCTTTTGAATATCCCCTTATTTTTATTTCTTCTGCTATTTCATTGTTTAATAGACGTTTTTTATAGAACTCGTCAAATATGAAAAGTCTTTTATTTCTTAAATCGACTATCACCGCTATAAATGCACTCGGATCATTTGTAAAACCAAAATCTAGTCCAAATGCAGCTTCTAAGGAAAAGTCATTTTTTAACAATTTTATAGGATCAAAATCCAATATTTCCCAATTGTTGTATACCAGTCCTTCTGCAATTCCCCATTCGCCTAATCCTGCAACTCTAAAACGATTCGGTCTTTTTATTTTCATTTCCTCAAATCTCTTCAAAGTTACTTCATCAAGGAATTCATTCATTGTATAGTCAGTAGTTATTGCATATATCAAATCATCTGTATATTCTCTGTCATAAGTATCATTATAAAATCTTTTTCTTAACCAGTGGTCTTCAGACCATGGATTAAAGCTTAAAGTAATCTGATGGAATAAATGCAGTGGCAGTATACCCCTTATACTTTCTTCCAGCGTTTCAAACATTTCCTGTTTTTCAATCTGAAAAGCTTCCTCTATCCAGACAAAATTTAAATATCCTTGTGCTACTGTAATTGATGTTAATTTTAACGGATCATCTAACCCGGCAAATAAAATCTGTTGCCCAGTTGGTAAATAAGTTAATGTATGTTCTCCTTTTGGAACTCTCCATAAATGATTTACTTTCAATCTATTAATCGCCCAAATCAAATCTGCTCTGCAACTGTTTCTTAAAGTATTAAACACACGCCTTATGACAAGTAAATTACTTTCAGGGTATTTCATGATTCTATAAATCATATTGATTGCTATAGTTTTACTTTTCTTGCTACCTCTTGAACCTTTAACAACTCTGTAAAAATGTTTATCATTCCAGAAAAGGTCATAATTTTTTCCAATAACATCTTTAATTTTTATCTGTGTCATCTATTATCACAACCTGTTCTTTTTCCTCAATCACTTGATTTTTATTTGCTTCAATACCAAGTTTTAGTTGCTGCAGTTCTTCACTTGCCAATTGTGAATCTATTTCCAGCAATTCAAATGAAGTTAATAGTTTACCCGTCCTTATTAAATCATTTCCCATCGCTTTTAAATTGTCGTAAGCTTTCTTTATATCATTTATTTTCTTTATATCATTTGTCCCTTTTACTTCTTTCAAAACATTTATTATAATATTCCGTTTGCTTATTTCGATATTTTTAAGCAATGTTTCCAAGTCAGGATAAACCTCTTCTACTATTTTATCTAAATATTTTTCTGTTCGTTCTAGCCTTAACTGTCTAGCATTTTTAGACTTTCTATAATAAGTTCTTTCTGATATGCCATATTCGGACATTATTTCTTGTTTGCTTTTCCCATTTAAAACATCTTGTTGTATTTTTATTTCTTTTTCAATTGCACCTTTTTTCGTTTTGGGTGCACTTTTCTTTTTAGGGGGTGCATTAGTTAAGGGTGCATTCATCTGTTTTTTTTTCCAGCCATCTCTTTTTTTCCAACTTTTGACTGTATTAATACTTTGATTGTATTTTCTACATAATTCTGTGATTCCTGCACCATTTTCATATTCTTTTCTTAACAGATCTCGTAAGTCCTGCTTATCCATTCTTATATTCTTCCCAATTTACAGTTTTTCCATTTATCTTTATTTTTTCCTCTCCTGTGAATTTTAAATATCTTTCTATAATTACTTGCACCCACTTGGTTTCTAATTCCATTAAATACGATTTCCTATTTAACTGTTCACAAGCTATCAATGTGCTTCCACTTCCACCAAATAAATCTAATACCTTTTCATTTTCTCGACTACTACTTTTTATTGCTCTTGCACATAATACAATAGGTTTAGGTGTTGCGTGTCCTCCTACTCCTTCTCTATCTTTTCCTGCAACTCTATCAAAATGCCAAACATTGTTCATGTTATCGTGTGTATTATCAAAATAAGCTCTCGAATCATAAAATTTACTTTTTATTTTTTCATATTCTTTTTTCAGTTCTTCATATTCTTTTTGAAAAGTTCCATATTCTTTTCCATATTTTTGTAACTTTTTATAATTTTCTTCAGTTGGAAATAACCACTGGCTCTTTGTGAAATAATGTTTTCCCATTTGATTTCCCAATGCTTTTTTCCAGCTCTTGTTTCCGCCACATTTTTCCATTTCTTCTGCAAGATATTGTCGGATTGGTTCCCATCCTTCATAATAATTTTCTGAATTTGTATTAAATCCCTGCACGCCATTCATAACAAATAGACATTTTTCGTCAGCAACAGCATACATCCTTGTAAGTTCTGAATTTTGCCCCTGTCCGTTTCCTTTGTTCCAAGTTATCAAATTTCTGAATGTTATTTCATTATTTTCAATTTTTGGCTTTAATATATTGGAATAAATGTCCATTAAAGGTTCATCTATTCCCCAGCAATACCAGCTGCCGTTTTCAATTAAATTTTCAAATGACAAAGGTATCCATTTTTTATTGAAATCAAGTAAATCATCATAATTTAAATTATCATTTGTAACTCCGTCTTTTTCTTTCTTCATTCCGTATGGAGGATCCGTGAATACTAAATGAGCTTTTTCTTTATTCATCAATTTTTCTATTTCTCTTGAATTAGTGCTGTCTCCGCACATTACTCTGTGTTTTCCTAATTCAATTAAATCTCCTGACTTTATTACTATGTTTTTTGGTTCTTCCAATTCGGCATCATCTTCTGCTACTTCTTGATTATCTCCTGCAGTTTCTTCAATCTCATCTTCCATTATTTCCTGAAGCTCTATTTCATCAAATCCTAACAACGATGTGTCAAAATCTACGCTTTCAAGCTCTTCTATTTCCTGTTTTAATATTTCCATATTGAAACCTGTATTCAATGTATACTGATTATCAGCTATCATATACGCTTTTTTATCTTCTTCTGTTAAATCTGTATGTCTTACTACTTGTACATCCCTATAACCTAGTTTTTTTAAAGCCATATATCTTCCATGCCCTGCTAGGATCATATTATTCTCATCAACTATAATTGGACTTCTATATCCTATTTTTTTTATTGTTTCAGATAATCCTTCTATCTGCCAATCTGGATGTTCTTTTACATTATTTTCATACATCCTTATCTTATCTATACTAATTTTTTCTATTATCATTCTTCCTCCTTTTTTTGAAAAAAGAAAAAGCGAACCTATTACGTATTACTACGTAACAGGTCCGCTTGGGACGCTCTGGATAAAATTTGTCCAATATATTCTTTTGTTTTTTTATTTCTTTGTTATTATACCATTATTCTATATATTTTTCAATAATCTTAAGTTACTGTATATACCCTTTTTCCTTGAAAAATACCAAGAAGTTATACATATTTTCTATTGACTCTTTTCCATATATTCTGTATTTTAAAGGTTCTATAAAATTCTCCTGATTTTTTCTTCTCAGAATTAAATAACAAGGTTTGCCAACTGATCCAGCTAAAGCTCCTATACTACCAGCCAATATATATCCTGCTAAAATATCAACAGATTGATTGCTGTTGTCCGGTATTTGAAGTTCTACATTATAATTTCTTATATCATCTAATTTTGGTTGTCCATTTAAGACTTCCATAAATCTTCCATCTTCGTTAAATATAAAATATCTTCTTAAAGAATCAGTTTCTATTTCTCTATAATTATTAAAACTATTCAATGATAAGTTTTTTTTGAATTCTTTTTCCTTTTTTTTCATCATAATATGTACTATTATCGGGATTATCAAAGTTATAACGAATGGTGCCGTTACTATATATAACACCAGTAACCAAAGTTTTTTATTCATTCTTCTATAATTCATGGTTTCCCAACTCCTTTTTTAAAATTCAATAAATTATACCATATCATTAAGCTTTTTCAAAGAAAAAACAATGATTATTTTTCTTTTTTGAAAAAATTTTTTATTCTACTGATTATTTTTCTACTTTCTTTCTCAATTAACACTTTTTTGTTATTGTCATTCACTAACTCTATACTATCGTATTTAAAATTCATATATTATCTCTCCTAGTCATTCAGTCTTTTTTCTATTTCTTTTAATCTATCTACATTTATTTTATCTATATCATCAGTTGTTAATTCCTTGTTCTCTAATATAAAATGCGTTCTTTTTGTTTCCCGATAATTTGTTTTTGCCCTTTCATAACCTAGATTCGACCTTTGACTAATCCAGTCGTAATCACTTGCTATTTCTAAAAGCAATTTTCTAATAATATCTCTGTTATTTCTGATTTTATTTACCCTGTCTTCTATTTCATTCAATTCAGGTTCATATCTGACTTGTTTTTTTACTACCCTCTTTCCTATAAATTCATCAGCTAATACATCTTTTGCTTTTAATTGATAAATTAGTAATTCCTTTTTAAGTTCTTCTGAAAATCTTGCAGGATTAATTTTTGCAAGCCATATTGGTAAATAATCAAGTTCTAACATCATTGTTTCTTTTACTCCATATCCTGTATCAACTGGGGAGAATTTTCTCCCCACCTTTAAGAGTTCATCATTGTTGATTTTATCCCTCTGATTTTTAAATTGATTTTCATTCATTCCAAGATTTTCGCACACACTTCTGACTGATACAAAAATTTTATCTTTTTCTTTAATAGCCTTTATTTCCTTGCCATTAAATTCAACTTTCCTTACAACTAAATTTTCCATATTTCCTCCTCAAAATTATTGATTTTTTGGAGCTTATACAGTATAATAAAAGTGGTTAATCGGTTATTATAACTGTATCTCTCCTATGTTTTCTGATAAAGGACATAGGGGAGTTTTTTTTATTTCTTCTCAATAATCAGTTTTTGATTTTCTTCATCAAAGATAAATGTTATTTCTCTATTTTCTTCAGAAATACCCATTTTTCTGAGCCATGGTATTGGTATAGTTACTTTTGCTCCTCTACCACTTCCTGATTTATGAAAAGAAACTCTTCCATTTCTTCTTTCCATTTTTTCTCCTTTATCAGTAACTGATATGATTATAATATATAAGTTACTGATTGTCAACATATTTTTTATTTACCTTTCTCAACTATTGTTCCAACGTTTCTTTTTTTACATCTGGGACATACAAAATCATAGTTGAATCTGCCCCCTTCCAGTTCATATTCCATTTTCTTTTTCTTGCAGAATTTACATTTTAAAGCTTTTTTCACTAATTAATCCCCCTAATCTTTATTCTTAAAACTGAAGCATACCATAACATGTACTGCTGTCATTATATATAGTCCAAAATATTTTACTACTGTAATTAAATCTTTTGCATTGTGAATTATAATTGTTGAAAAAAAGAAAATTATAATCACAAAAGCTAGAGATGTTATTTTTAATATTTTTATTATTTTATCTATCATTCTATTTCCTTTCTAAAATAAAAATTTTCTCTTCAAAATTATCCATATTTTCACTCCTAGCTCTTAAATTTTGCAATATTTTCTGCTATGTAATAGCCAGCTTGTAGTCCAAAGCTTATTATTTCCCCACTCTCATCTTTTAAAACTGGGAAACTCAATATTTTCTTTGCCCTGAATCCCTTTATTTCCTCTTCTGTTGCTTTTCTTACTTCAATATTGAGTTCCTGTCTCTGAATCAAGCTTTTCGCTCTGTCACATATGTTGCAATTATCTGTTGTGTATAATGTGTATTTATTCATTTTTTACCTCCCTCCTAATTATATATTTGTAATAATATTTTCTAAAGCAAGCGTTGAAAAAAACATAATGCTTCCAAATCCTAAAATTACAACACAAATTTCTAATGCTAACACGATTTTATCGATTGTTTCAAAATATTTTCTTTGTTTTTCATATTTCTTTTTTGTAGTCAAAAAATATAAAACTACAAATTGAATTGAAAACATTTGAACAAAACCTAGTAAGGTTATTCCAAATATTGTTTTAAGTATTTCCATTTCTTCTCCTGTTATGATTATTTTTTAGTTATTAATCCCTCATAGTATCCCTCTTTAAGTCTTTTTCTGAACAACTTGAAATGCCTAGGATAAATATCTAGTAATTCATAGACCAGTTGAGGATTGAGCCATACTCCCTCTATGTAGTATCTGTTTTTAAAACTTTCGACACCTATATTATGCTTTTCATTGTGATGTTGCCTACAAAGTGTCAAAAATGGATTTTGTAGCCCATCATCGTTTTCATAAGTCCCGGCACTACTTGCAACTGTTTTCCAATGCTCCAAATCGACTGTATTATATTCATCATGCACTTTTCCACATATGCAGCATGTCCTTTTTCTCAAGCATGCTATAACATATCTTTGAGTGATATTGTCTATTTCTAATATATGCTTGTATCTAGTATCATGTTTTCCTAAGATATATAAATTAACTCCCATTTCTAGTGCCTGTTCTATAATAAAAGCTATGAATTCATTAGCTGTCTGCATATCGCATCTAGCTGTCGAGAAATCTAATCTGTCAGTTGCTATTGCAAACTGTTCTTTTATGACTTCTTTTATTTCCAAGAGAGTATATCCAAGTTCCTCTCCAAATTCTTTTAAAAGCACATGAATTAATCCATTTTGTGCCTGAGAGAGTTTTTTAACTGGAATTACTTTAATCGGCAGGTTATTAAAATACTCTTCAAGCTCCGTTTTTAGCCCGGCAGTTACTTTTTCAACTGGTAAAGTTATAACAATCTGACTATCTATGATTTCAGCATTTGCCATTTTTTCATTGCTCTCCTAACTTTTCTGAATCTTAAGTTTTCAAAAATTCTTGTATTCATTCTGCAAAAATCATGCTCATCTTTGCTTAAAACTTCTCCTGTTTTCAGCTTGTCTTTTATGATTCCAATTTTTTCAATTTGCTCTTCTATCATAATTCCTCCTAAATAAAAATTCACAGTCTTTAATAACTGTGAATCTGTCTTTTTATATATTTCTCCACCATTTTTTCCACTCTTTATAAATCAGGAATTCAATGCTTTCTATATCTATTCTTTTCATTCCTTTCGATTACTTCATCAATTATTTTTTTGATTTCATCAAAACTTTCATAACCACCTTTTAACATTTCATATTCAATAAACTCTTCATCAAAATAAGCGTCCAGATTGTATTTTCCTCCATTCAAGTATTTTTTCATATCAAATTCCGTATCAAATCCATAAAAATCAAAAAAACTAAAATGTATTTTTATATATTCGTTTTCAATTTTATTTATTCCATACATTTGACTTTCTAAAGATGTATGCTTATCTAATTCAACTTTATATTTTCCTAATTCCTCAATTTTTTTTATTATTTTTTGGAAGTTTTCATTGTTTCCAATTTTTTCGTACTCCTTTATTTCTTTTGAATATTTTTCTGTTATGCTTTCCACTTTTTGATTCCATTTTTTTATTAAATCATTGTAACTCATTATGCCCCCATTTCTTCAGATTCAATCTCAATTAATGGCACTATTCCTTCTTTTTTCAAAAACTCATAAAGGAATATCCTTCCTTTCTGTGTCCAGTACATATGAGGTTTTCCATCCACTGTCCCATCACTTCTTGTTATAGGATTTGTTTTAGTCTGTGTATATCCGTATACCGCATATTTCTGATATAAGAACCACACACCACCTTGATTGTACTGTATACCATATTCATGCAACATTTTATTAAATCCCTTTGCTGCCATTCCATAGTCTTTAGCTATTATAGTTGTGGATAACAAATCCTTGCATTGTAGAATTAAATCATAGTAAAGCGCTTTTGGTTGCAGTTCTATTATCTGTTGTTCCTGTATTTTGTTTGTAAATTTAAGATTTTCATTCTCTTTTTTGACTTTTCCAAATTCAATGAATGCCTCTCCCAGTTTTGAAGGATTGTTCATTATTTCTTCCCATAAGTTATTAGTTATATACATTCCTGTCTTTCTTATTGAAGGTAACACGTCATCAAATATCCAACTTTCAAAAATTTCAGCTTGTGGTAAATTTGATTTTGTAATTAATCTATATAAGTTTCCTTCATCAATAAATTTTTTCTCTTGTTTTCCACCTTTTGTAAGGACTGAACGATTCGTGCACCCCTTTTCTTTACAGTGGTCTCTTACTGCTTTTTGTGGATTTGAATATCCTAATATTTTTGCAACTTCAGTTGCTGGGAAATATTCTTTTCCGTTTTCAACTAAAATTTCTATTTCTCCAAATTTTTCACTTTTAAATATTTGTAATTCATTCATATTTTATCCTCCTATTATACTATTTTTTATGCTCTCTGACATTTTGCCTTCAGTTCCTTTTCAATATTATTCTGAACTATAATATCTACTGTTAAACTTGCATTGTAATATTCCCTCTTCACTGCTTCCACATAAGATGAAAATGCGTCTTCCAAATCTGCTATTTTCAATTTCTTATCATCTGGAACAAGTCCATATGCTTTCTCCAGCAAGTCCATGAATTCCTTTCTTAATGTCTTCAGCTTCTCATTGTGACTGTCCAGTAATACCCTTGTAATGTCAAATCCTAGTTCTTCCTTAAATGTCATGTTTTTTCCTCCTGAAAATATTGATTTTTTGGAGTTTATACAGTATAATAAGGTTGGTTAGGTACTTATTGTACTGTATATCCCCTGAATTGTAATAGGTTTAGGGGATTTTTTTATTTCTTTCTTATCGTGATTTCTTTAGAAGTTTCGTTGTATTCAAACTCTACTTCTCTTTCTTCTGAAGTAACTCCCATTTTATCAAGTACACTTTTAGGTATTGATAATTTAGTAGTAATTCCGCCAGAACCACTTTTTCCAAAAGAAATTTTTAGAATCCTTTTAGTCATGTTTCCTCCTATTACGTTACGTAATAATACTACCACACTTACGTAACGTTGTCAACATATTTTTTTTAATTTTTATTATACTCTATAAACTCCTCAATACTTTCAGGTATCAGAGATTAATTCACAGTTATTAAATTGCCATTGTCCTTGTTGGTTTTATCCAAAAATTGTTTCTATCCTTTTTCTGAAATTTTGTTCTAGTGATTCATTTATTTCCTTTTTCTGCTTTTCTGTTATCCCCTCAGTTGCACATATTTCCTTGTAAATCTCTTTCATATATCTGAAATCATATTCGAGCATTAACTCAATAAGAGTTTCTCCAATGCTTTTCAGATTTCCTTTTCTGTAACTTCCAAGATAATTATCTGTATCTCCGCAGAAACCACATCTTTCAGGACTATATCCGTTTTCTGCTATGTATATGTTTCCTGTACAACTTTCATATATTTGCATATTTCCTCCTTATTTTTTATTCATTCTATACAGCAGATAAAGGCTAAAAATCATTACTACTGTCTGAAGAAATTTTGTATTTGTAAGTATTTGCACTAATACTCCTCCTTAGTTCGTTCGCCCATATTTCTTTCCCAGACCATGTGATGTATTTCCAGAAACTCTTCTTCCGTTGCTCCGACATAATTAAAAATATACTCCATAGCATTATATATTCGAGAATTGAATACCCAATCAATTTCGCTAAGAATGATTATTGCTTGCTCAATGTCCTTAATTTCATAATCGATTTTGTCAATACAATATTTTTCTACTAAATTTAAATAACTTAATAAAAAATGTAAACAGTCAGACAATTCCTCAAGTACTCTTTGCTTATTAATTTTTTTTGTACTATTTTTCCAATAATTCCAGTCATTTTTTAATTCCTGTATCAGCTCGCCTACTTCTGCAAGATATGCTACTTTTATTCTTTTTGCAGTTCTTTTTCTAGCTGTTTCCTTTTCGTCAAATTTCTTATCTAACATTGCTTGTCTTTTAAGCAATTCTTCTATATCAAATTTCTTTAGTGCTTCCATTATTCTATTTCCTCCACTTCTATGTCCATTCTTGGATTTTTCTTATCACAACTGTCAACTATCAGTTGACTATTGACTAAATATTTAACACTGTCATCTACAATTATCCCCAGTTCCTTTAATGCATCGTTCATAAATTTTCCAATTACTGAAGCTACATTTTCGAGGTCACTTCCTGAGTTTTTGTAGAAATAACGGTATCGGACCTGATATTTTCCTTTTATTTTTTCTTTATTTTTTAAAAGTTTTAACCTTATCAGGTCGTGATATTCATGCTTAATTTTGTTTTTAACATGCTCATTCTCATTTCTATACCAGTTTAGGCTCATTAAAGTTATTTTATTCTTTCTAGTCTGCCAGTAAACTGGTAATTCAAGTTTAATCATTTTCACTCCTATTTAAAATTTTCTTCTTTTTTCATTTCCTCAAATTTATTTTCTGAAATCGTTTTACTGCCTGAATGCAGTGCTTTAATTGCTCCCTTGTGTCTTTTGACAAACTCCAATATCTTTTCATAATTATCTGACTTTATCTGATGTTTCTGCCCATATATATCTGTTATTTCCATGAAATAGATTTTTATTCTCATTAATCTATTCCCTCGCCCAATCATTAAGAGTTCTGTATCTCTTGATAATTTTTCCTGTTTTGTTTGAATAAATCACATATCCTCTCATCTTTCCATTAAATCTTGGAATAAATTGCTCCTCAAATTTAACTCCATGTTTTTTTAATTTGTAAACTTTTTTTTCTATAGCTCCACTTGTTCTTTTTAAAATTTTTGCACATTCTTTTGCACCTTTTTTATAATAATTTTTTTTAAGAAACTCTATTTCATTTTCTTCAAATCTAGTTTCTGCTCTATTTAAAAAGCTTTCATTTCTAAGTTTTTGCAAACTGCTACTTCCAAATAACTCTCTCATTCTTATTTTTATAGATAGTTCTGTTCTCTCTAATTTTCTAGCGATTTCTTCTATTTTACGATATGTATTGAAGACATATTTTCTAAGTAATTCGTCACTTTGTTTTGTCCAGTTTTCAAATTTTAACAATTTACATTTTTTAGTTTTAGAAAAAACTGATGCTTCCGTTCTCTCTAAAATTTTGCTAATTTCCTTATTAGTAAGCCCTTCAATTGTTTTGAGAATTCTCAAATCTTCTATTTCTCCTGTAGTCCAATATTTCCCCATTTTTTCCTCTCCAGTTCCAGTCTAAAGTTCCGTTCCAAATTTTGTCTGCAATTATTTTTTCAGTCTTTTCAAAAACAACAATTGACTTGTGGATTAAAAGATTATCATTTCTGTACATTTCTTCAATTTGTTTTCCTTTTTCATCTCTGTATTCTGTGAGCTCCTGATTTTTCTTCGCTAAAGCATACAGAGATAGATAAGCTCCGAAAATGTCATCAAATTTTTTAACATCTTCATTAAAGCTGTAATAAATCTTTTTAGCTTTTTCTATAACATCAGAACTTATGAAGTCGCTCCTGAAAAGGTATGTTGTATCTTTTATTTTCTGAAAAATAAAATTCATTCTGCTAATTATAGTTTGGAAAAATACTACTTCATTTATGAAATTTTCATCTAAGTTTCCCAATATTTCAGAAAAAATAATATTTTCATCACTGATAAATCTTAAATGTTTACTCTGTTTTTTGATTGTTGAAAATCTCAAAGCAAAGTCATCGGGACTTACCATGAAGTCAAAATTGTTAAATGAATCTCTCACAAATTGTTTCAGCTCATCCAAAACTAATTGCTTTTTACTTTTCTTTGCCATTTTAATCCTTATTGAAACTGCTCAACTGTTCTATTTTCTCCTTGTTGTTCAGCTTTTCCTGTATTAATCTGTCTATTTCCTTGTCAATTTCAACATTTCTGTCTTCCAGTTCAGTTATAATCTGATATTTAGTTTTCATGTTTTATCCTCTCCTTTTTTCTGCCATTCTTTGAGTTGGCAGATGAAATCCTAAATGTACTGTTCCTAGCTCCCCACTTCTATTTTTTCTGACTATAAATTCAACTTCGGAATTAACAATATTTTTCTTTTCCTTATCGTAATAGTCTTCTCTATGAAGAAAAGCTACAACGTTACTTGCCTGTTCTATTCCACCTGAATCTCTCAAATCTGAAAGTATAGGTCTTTTATCAGTCCTTGCTTCAACTCCTCTATTGAGCTGAGCTAGAATGATAATGCAAGTGTCCAGTTCTTTAGCTAAAAGTTTTAACCTGTTCGACATATATTCGACCTCAAGGTTTTTGTTCTGATGCCCATAAGACTGCATTAGTGTCAGGTAATCTATTACGATAACATCAAATTTTTTTCTTTGATGAAGTCTTCGGATCTGATTAACAATTCTCTTGAAGTCAGGATTTTCTATGTCTAAAATTTTTAAATTCATGTCATTTAAGTAACTCATAGCCATATTAATTCTAGTTATTTCTTCATCATTCCCGGTTTTTCGTTCAATTTTTCTGTATTCAACACCTGAATTTATTGCAGCAAGACGATTTATTATCTGTTTTCTGCTCATTTCAAGATTTATATACAATGCTGACTTTTCTTTTGCTACACGATAAACAACATTTAACCCAAAAGCTGTCTTCCCCATTGATGGTCTTGCCCCTACTGTTACAAGACTTCCTTTTTCAAGGTTAAATATTTCGTTTATTTCTGAAAAAGGGAAATTAATAATATTTTCTTTTTTTCCAAGTTCCTGATACCACTCATTAATCAGGTCTTTTATGTCATATTCCCTGTTTTTTGAATCTCCTGAATTTTCAACTTTTTCAATCACTTTAAGAATTTTTTCAAGCTTTTTATCAAGATTTTCAGAACTCATTAAAATTTTTTCAGTTTCTTTGGTTAAAAAATTTTCTTTTGAAATACTGATAAGTTTCTGAACAGCCGTACTTATTACAACTATTTCTTGATTATCAATCATATCTAGCAGGCTGTCTATTTCCCAGTTCAGTTCAGCTATATCAAAACTACCCTTTTCAAGAAATTTATCCGCCATTTCTTCATAAAGCTTTCCCAAGTCTTTATCAGAAAAGTTTATTTTCTTAAGTCCTATGTCCAAAGCTTCTTGCATTTCCTGAGGAAAAGTCAGAAGTCTTCCGATTATTTGATACTCTAAAGTTGAATTATCCGTTGTCAAATTCACTGAAATCATACTCCTTTGCTATTTGTTCTTCTGATTTTGTCACTCTTGTTTCTGCTGAATTATCGTCATAAGTTCCTGTACAAATATTCAAAAAATTATTTTCTTTAAAAAGCCATAAGCAGAATGCACCAGGATTCCGTTTATTTTTAAAATCTTCTGTCAGAAATTTACTTTTTTTCATTCTTAATAAAGTTTCCCAAAATAATTTATTCCCGTGATTATTTATAAGTCTCATTATATTTTTTAAATTTGAATAAATTATCATTTCAAGATTTTGTTCAGGAAAAAGTGGTTGTAGTTCCTTTTTTACTTTTTCTTTTAATGAATTTGCGTTGGTTAACACATTTTCTTCTTTACTACTACTTGTTATAGATGAATCATTTATAGAAGAATCTTTGTCATGCCAATTTGTCATACCCTCTGATGACATTTTGTCATACCCCCCTTGCCAATTTGTCATACCCTCTGATGACATTTTGTCTTCATATTCTGTTAAATCAGAATAGCTCTCGTTGAGTGCAACATATAAAAACGTTCCTTTAACTCCATTTCTGCAGTTTAAAACCCGTTTTTTTAGAAATTTCTTTTCTATCAGCTTATCTATTCTTCTTATTATTGTTCTTTCACTTCCAACAATTGGAATCTGTTCAAACAGATAACTGTATTTAATCCACATGAACTTATCCCTATTGTCTTTTTTTTCTCCTTCTAATTCTCTTTCTTCAACTTCATTTTCTAATATTTTGTAGTCTATTTTTTTTGAATTACTTAAATACATGTCTGATAAAGTTCTTAAAATGAGACTGTCTATTAAATCTAAATCATTTTTTATTAATGCTTCCTGACTATAGCCATTAACCGTGTATTTCATTGAATACCTCCTTCAGGAAAAATATCATATATTATTCTTCCACGAAAAAAACTCATTGAAATATATCCTTCATGACTTAAATTGTTTATCAATGTTCCAAAAAGGCTTTCAGGCATTGGATGTATTTTGTTCACGGCATCATATAAACTACATTCTTCTTCTTTTTGTCCAATTCTTTCAATAAGAATCATCATCAGACCTTTTGCCTGTAAGCTTAATTTTTTGTTATCTAAAAATTCATATTTTGTAATTCTGTTTATCATTATTTCCTCCTCCTACTTGCTTTTAATGTGCTAATATGCTATAATTGTTCCATAAATTAAATTTAACATCCCACTGAAATCGGACTTTTGTCCGATTTTTTTATGCCAAATTACCTCTATAAAAAACATTTTAAAATCAGAGCTGTGTGAGATTTGAACTCACCTGAAGCATTACCTAGGATTTCTTCAGTTCCATTTCAGCTCATATTCAATACACATCAGAACGGGTTTGCACCTGGATGACTTCTACGGGAGCGACCCTGCGAAAATCATACTGTTTATCTGACTGTGTATTGCTTGTCAATACGTATAAGGACTATGTCAGAATCGAACTGACCTCTCATGTTGCTTAGTATCTCCACCAGAATACGAATAGTCCATTTTGGCGGACAGTATCGGACTCGAACCGATAAAGCGTGTAACCGCTCACAGTTTAGCAAACTGCTGCCTTACCATTAGGCTAACTGTCCGTAAACAACTGGCACAATTTAAAAAGAAATCAGAATCAAACAATAAAAATTTTATAGGAGACTGTGCCAGCAAGTTTTAACGAGGGCTTCTCTCAAAAGCCTCTTTTCAGGGTATAATATATTACCAATATCCCAACACTGAAAGGAGGTGTTTTTTATGTCCATAAATAATCAAATCTACTATATTCTAAAAATCATTGATGATACTGATGATTTTGATACTGTCGATTTAGATGAAATATTCAAAATAGAAAATTTGGATATTTCAAAAAGCAAATTTTACCATCTTGTTAAAAATCTTATAGAAGAAAATTATATTGAAGGACTTACTATAAGATTTTCAAACTTAGATGAACCAGTAATTGCTATTACTAGTCCTTCCTTGACTATTAAGGGTAAAACTTTTTTAGAAGAGAATTCTCAACTGAAAAAGCTTTACCGGATAATTAAGGAAGTTAAAACTTGGTTTTAGATTCCTTTTCTCCTTTGTCAATAGGCTTAAAGAAATATTTTAATTCTTTTCCCAGAAATGATGTCAGGAAGTCTATTTCCTCTTCAATCATATCTGGGAATTTTTCATGCACCATATTTCTTAAATCAGTACTTAATTCCTTTAACCTTTCCAGTCTTTTCTTTGGTTCGTAGAGGATGTATCCTTTTGTTTTTTTGTCTTCCATCTTTCCTCCTTTTTGGTTTTATCGTAAACGGTTGTCGAATTGTAAACGCTCCACTTGTTTTCATTTTAAAAATAGAAAATTAGGATTTAAAATTAAAAGTTTTAACGAGGGCTTCTCTCGAAAATATCAACCCTTTTTATACGTTTTAAACGTATTTAATGATTAAAAAAATTTATGCCAAGATCTACTCCCAAAACTTTTTGAACATCTAATAAAAATTCAACTTTAGGAAATTTTCCTTCAATTAATCTATTCATATTATCTGAAAAAGTCTGCGGAGTCATATTTATCTCTTCAGCTATTGACTTTTGTGAGATTTTCTTTTCTTTTATTTCTAAGATTATTTTACTATAGATATCTTGTGCAATTTTTTTATTTTCCATTTTTACACCTCTTTCTTAAAAATTACATTTTAATTATATACGATTTAATCGTATAAGTCAAACTATTTTTTTAGAAACAAAAAAAGAGCCTATTTAGGCTCTCAATTCGTCTCTCCATTTTTCTCTTTCACTCCAACTTAGTAGTCCTATTTTCTCAAATTTCAAGGCTTCTACTTGTTCTTGATTTATTTTTTTTGTATCATTATATATAATTATATTTTCTGTTTTTCTATTAACATCTTGAATATCTTTAAAACTATACATAGTTGATTTCAATCCTTGGCCGTTTAAATCGTTCATAACTTTTATTAGTCTTTCTTCATGTTTAGAATTTTTATTCAATAAAAAATCAAAATGATGTTCCAAATTGCTTTTCCCTCGTAAATTTATATTAGGACTTGCGTATATCTGATTTAATTCAAAAAATTCTTTAACATCTTTTAAAAAATAACTTTTAACTCTGTGACCAACTGTTAAAAACATATCATCAATAGATAAAACGCCTTGAATGAAAGTATGTTTATCTTGAGAAAATTTCAACAGGCTTGTTCTTTTTATTATTTCTTCATCACTATTTATTTCTAAGCCATAAACTCTTAAAAACTTTTCCATTGTTTCTCTCCTTGTTTTTAAATTAAAGCCAGAAATATATAAATTATTTAGTACCTCTCCACCATCAGACAGAATTATATTTCCATCTTTTTCAGTGACATAGATATCTATCAAATCAAAATTAGAAAAAGTAAAAGGGGTATGAATGATTGAATATCCGTCTACTTCTTCTATTTTATAACCTTGTTTTAGCCATTTGAAATATTCGTCTATCATCTTTTTTACATTCATGCCCTACCTCCTTTTAAAATAATTTCAAATTTTCTATTTTAGTTTCATATAGTATTTTTTCTTTTATTCCTGTTGTTTTACCAAAAAAATCTAATATTTTTTCTATACTTTTCTCAGAAAAAACTTCATATAAAGGAACAGCCCAGCTATCTTCTTTTTCAATATCAGCTAATGAAAAATGTACATGAGTTTCTTCAATGAACTGCCCTGAATACTTATCTAATAAAGGTATTCCTGTAAGATAATCAGGATTTTTATGCCAACCATTTATATCTATTCTTTTTAATATAAAATTATCTTTTAAAATTGTCATAGTCTTTTTTCTAGGATTTTTATTTGTAATAAAAACTAATCTAAAAAGTTCTCTATTTTCAATTTCATTTTTTAGAAAGTATTCTTTTTTTCTTTCACAAGTAAATATTATTTTTTCTCCATTTTGTTCAATTTTCATCACTTCAAGTAATCTGTTTATTTCTTCTTGAGTTATGTTTTCCATATTATAACTTATCTCTCCTTTTTTTTCCACAAATTTCTTGTTTTTTCCAATTATTTAACCAAACTACAGTTTTATTTTATCTATTTTTCTTCTGGCAAATATTTCTTCAAAATCTCAACCAATTTTTCTTCAAAATCATACAAGTTTCTTAAAGAATCTATATATATCTTCTCTTCAACCATTCCCCCACCTTCGTATCTTTCTTCAGTTGGAAATCTTAACATTATTTTTTCCCCTATTTCTAGTCTGCATATCCATTTTCTAGTATTATTCTGATACAGAACTCCAAAATAACTTCTAGTATCCTTAAATGTCAGATTTTCCATATCCGTATATCTTCCAAGTATTGATTTTATTATATAATATGCTTCCAGTTCTTCCTGTGTTGTTATAATTAAATTATCCTGCTTTTCTTCTATTATATCTTCAACTTTTTCTTTTGATTCATTAGAAACCTGTTTTGAGCTTTCAAGAGCGGTTTCAAATTTTTTACGTATAAAATCATTTATAAAATTCTTGAATGTATCTTTAAATATAACCTTAAACTCTTCAATCTTATTTTGTGTAAGTCTTCCGTCGTAAATTTCTTTACCAATTATTTTGATAAAATCTTCATCAGGATTTTCTAACTGTCTACTCAAATAATTTTTTATACCGTTTGAATATTTCAATATTTCTGCACTTGTCAAAATCTGTTCGGGATTATAACTGGACTTTGTAAATTTCTTTAATTCAAGAATTTTGTCATCTGTTAAATCTAAAAAATTAGCCACTAAAAAAGGCTTGTTATCCATTATATTTTTCTCTTCCAAATCTGTGAAAAACTTATATACTATACCATTTGTAAGTATCCCAATTTTTGCTTTAGTTACATTGAAATATCTTTTTAACTGTATATCGTGATTGTTTAGTTCATCTGTTATAGATTTTGTTTCTATCAATATTTCAATTTCTCCATTTATTTTTAGAGCATAGTCAACTTTTTCTCCTTTTTTATCTCCGATGTCCGCTACAAATTCAGCAACAACATCATCAGGATTGAAAACATTATATCCTAGCAAATTTAAAAAAGGAGCTATCAGATACATTTTTGTCTGTTCTTCCTTAAAATCTTCATCCCTGTACTTTTTGATTAATTTTACATGTTCATCAATTCTTTCTTTAAACTCCATAAAAAAGCTCTCCTTTTATTTTTTATATTTTTTCATTCTTTCCATTACCTCAAGACCTAAAACAGAATTTTTAACAGTATCATAGCTTACTTCTTCAGTATCATATGACAGTAATTCAACAGAAAATTCATTTGCTTCATCTTCCAGCTCTGGACTATATCTATAAAAAGATTCTTTCATCATTAGAACTTTTTTGCTCGAATGCATTGTTGCATGTCCTAATTCATGTGTTAATACTACTTTTCTTGAATATTCATCAAGATTTTCATTTATCACTATATATTTATTTCCAAGCACCTTTTTGAAATATCCTCTTATCTCTCCTAAATCTCTGAATCTGACATCTATATTCATTTTTTTGCATAATATATATGGATTTTTAGTGTTATATTTTTCAATTAAATTTTTGACCCTAAGCTTTATATTTTTTCTTTTTCTCATTAATAGCTCCTATTTTTTTCTTTTATTTTTATTTTTAGCATCAAAAAACAGTTCTTGTAATGAAAACAATAGCTTTTCTTTTGTCTGTTCATCGTAATTTTCATCATTGAAAAAGTAACTCGCACTGCTTAACACATCATCAAATTGCACCCTTTCTTTTTTAGATAATTTTCTTCCTATATCGACTGGCATAAAAGCCGAAAATAGTAGCTCTCTTTCATTCTTATTTAAACCTAGTGCTTTTGCCAATTTTTCAATCGTTTTAATCGTAGATCCGTTTCTTCCAGATTCTATATCTCCAACTGTTCCATTCGAAATACCTGCTTTTTCAGCAAGTTCTTTTATCGTGAAACCTTTACTTTCTCTAAGTTTTTTGAGCATTAATCCTAAATTATTCATATCAAATCCTCGCACTTCTTTTTTTATAATTATACTTTATTTTTTCAAAAAAAATAATATTTTTTCTTGACTTATACGATTAAATCGTATATAATGTATTCACAAGTAGGAAAATAGAGGTTTTATATTTTTTTTATCAAATTTATACGTTTTAAACGTACAAGGAGTGAATCAAATGACAGAAAAGGAAAAGAAAGAAATGGAATACATAGCACACGATTGGCTGAATGAAGGTGATTTCAGAGTCAACGATAACTATGAAATCGAATATTCAGAAAAAGAACTAAAAAAATTCTTAGAAGAACTCAAGGAAGACGGATATTCTGAAGAAGAAATAACATATTTCAAAAAATGTATAGAAAATTTCTCAGAAGAACGTGAGGAAGAAGTATATGATTCAATTCCGTATGAGGACTGCAATGGCGGAATTGACTGGTACGAAGAAAATTACAGAGTCGAAACAGTGACTCTGACAAGTAAGAAAATAGCTTAGGAGGAATTATGAAAACAAGAAGAGAAATTGAGAAAATGAAAGAAATTTTGCACAAAGAAGTAGAACTACAAATGAAAAAAGGTCTCACTATAAAGGACAAAGAAGTAATACAGACTCATACAATGTTAGGAACTTTGGAATTAGTGCTTAGAGATGACCTGAATCTTATTTTTTCAGAAGATTTGAAAAAGCAGTACTGGTTTATTACACAGCACAAAAATAAATTTATCATTTCAGCTACAATAGATAAAAATAGAAAATCTGACAAGGAAAGGAAAGCTGAAGGAAATTATTTCAAAGAAAAAACTGAAGCACTGATAGCTTTAATGGATTTGAGAATCTCCTTAAGAAAGAATTGAGAAAAATGAGAGGAAGAATATGAAAAAGATAATAAAAAATAAATTACTGGAACTTCAGGAAGAAAAAGTTGATGTTCTAGCAAGAAAAATAAAAGAAGTCTATAAAGAACAAGGAAAAACAGTTCCTGTTCTGATGAACTTCAAAACAGGAATTTTAGAAGTGGCAAATGGAAAAATAGAACTTAAAATAATAAAAGAAAATGAGCTCTATAAAATAGGAAAAATAACTGAAAAAAGAAAAAATAGTGAAGAAGGTTACATTGATGAACTTCTTCAAAAATACGGAAGAAATAAGTAGTGGATTAATATCTTAAATAAAATAGGAGGAATTTATGAATAAAGAAAAAGAGATATTTGAAAAATTTATAGAAGTCCGAGAACAGAATAAACAAGTTTCTTTGACAATAGAATTTGCAGAAAATGGCTTCTGGATAAGAATTTTTAAAAGAAAAAGAGAAAACAAGCCAGCAAGGTATGCTGATGATGAAATAGTTTTTAATTATAAAGCAGATGAAAATGTTGAAAAAGCATTTGAAATTCTGCAAGAAAAAATAAGAGAGGTAGGGGAATAAAATGAGAAAAATACTTTCAGGAGTAGGAATGGCATCGCTTTTTGCGACAGGCGGTGCTGGTAACTTATTTACAGCAACTTTATTATTAATAATATCTGCGACTTGTCTGTACTTTGGTAAAGCTTTCAGCGAAGAAACTTGGGAGTAGGTGGGGGGGAAAAATGGTTGAAAATTTACAGGATAAATTTTTGGAAACGTTACACGACTTAAGTCTCTCGATAGCTTACTTAAGAAACAGTTGCCTTTTACCTTACGAAATTAAAATACTTGCTAGTAGATGTAAAATAAGCGAATCTGAAGTATTAGAAACACTTAAAATAGCTAAAAAGGAAAAATGGAGTTTGAAAAAATAACAACAGTCAACAAATAGTTGACAGTTAGGAGGAATTATAATGTGGATTAAAATTAAAGGAAATTTATACAATTTAAGTATTGTACAACAGATATTTAAAAATAAAAAATATGAAATAATTTTATTTTATTCTTTGCAACAAGAGAAGTACGAAGACTTTTCAACAATCATTTTTGATTCAGAGAAAGAAAGAAACAAAGAATTTGAAAAAATAGAAAAAATGTTGTTGGGGTGTGAATTATGCAATACAGGGAAATAGAATATCATTCTGAAAAGGAGTGGCACAAAATAAGAAATAAACACATAGGCGGTTCTGATTGTGCCGCGATAATGGGATATAATGAATATAAAAACCCAGTCGACCTTTGGAGAGAAAAAACAGGAAGAAAAGTTCCTG